TTAATCAGTAATGATGACATTTGCTGCTGCAGGACCTTTAGCACCACTCTCTATAGAGAAGGTAACCTTTTGACCTTCAAATAAGGTTCGATAATTATCATTCTGAATCGCAGAAAAATGCACAAACACATCTTTACTACCATCAACAGGAGAAATAAAGCCGAAACCTTTATCAGCGTTAAACCATTTTACTAAACCAGTCATTTTATTTGACATTCTACATTCCTTAACTTGAGCCTTTCGGCATAAATGGTTTGCATAACAGAAACGACTTCGTACTTAATTGGAGAGACTCAAAGAAGGAATAAGTGAATAACACCTGAAATGAGAACTGCTTTAGTAAACTACTTCGTATATCGTCTGTTCTTCAAACCGACGCAGTCATTAACTCATAGTTGAACATATGAAGCAATGTTTATTTTAGACATCCAGCCACCTTCAATCCTATCAAAAAAGTAGTTTTCTCCAGGAACGTGTGTATGGTGCACCAGGTTATCAGTATTAAGGAGTTTTTCTGTCCCCTAAAATGACAGGAATTGTCAAAAACTTTGACTACAAAAGCAGCAAAGGTCTTATATTCCCATCCGATGGCGTATCGATGCCCAGCTTCACGTTTCAGCTCTCAATCTTCGAGATGCAGAAGAAATTACCACAGGATTACGCGTGGAATTTTGCTGGATAAATGGTTCGCGTGGACCTTCAACTGCCAATGTTTATCCCGGGATGAGATTCAATATCTCTATTGCCCCATTTAAAGCACAAAAACCCGCTTATAAGCGGGTTTTCTACTTTTTTCTAAACGTCGGATACACAAAGCCCATCGTTGAGAAAATCTTATCCATGTTTTTTGAAAAATGCAAACATCATGTCGCCATCTTCAGCAAAAATCATTTATCTCGTCACCTTCCTCAATTGCGCTTCCGCGTATGCTTCTTCCTGCCAGCACTTTGTTACCAGTTTACCAATGACGTCCGCATACCCCTTATACCACTGATAATCGGTCAGGTCTGGTACCAGCTTCTGGACATGACGTCGTGCCAGCGTGGTCGGTAAACGACTAAACCGGTTTCCATTACAACGCCCACAAATCTTATATACCGGTACGCCATGAAACCGGGTTCTTTTTTCATCCAGAACAATCCCTTTACCCTTACACCCTCTGCACGCTGTGCTGACTTCGCCCTTACCATGGCAATGCTGACATAGTTCCTTCACCCATTCTTCCTTGATTACAGATTCCCCGCGTCTGTAGTGTTTCACCACTTCGCGCAATACATTATAAAATCCCGTACCTGAACAATGCTCACAGCGAGCCTTACTTGCCGCAGACCTGGAGTAATCAGCAAAGGCAAAATTCACGAGGTAAGGAATAATCTGTAACCGGATTTCTTCACTCAATTTGTTCAATGTCGGGTTATCCAGTGCCATCGCGTAATTTAGCAGGCCTTCAATCGCAAACTGAGCGTCCTGAACACCAACTTTTGCCAGAAATAAGGCCAACCCAAGTGGTGCTTTCGACTGCACCATCCCCTGCGCTGCCATTACATCCGTAATTGTTAAACAACCGGTGCCTGTCGCTGGAGCGTCATCGCTCAATTTTGGAGATTTTGGGGAGTAATATTTTGGTAAGGCTTCAAGGTTCATGCTCGTTCTCCACTTACGCCAGTACGCCAATTGCCAGCGCGCGATCGATAAAACGAAATATCAGCTCCAGTTGGGAGCCATACTTCTCTTCAAATGCCACTGTATCCGTATGCAGCTCGTTGTGATGCTTTCTGCACAAAGGCAACACAAAGAGATCATGTGCTTTTGTTCCCATTCCGCCCTGCCCGTGACCAATCAGATGATGCGGATCGTCGGCTGGCATACCGCAGCAAGCACACGGCTGTGTCTTAACCCAACGTGTGTATTTCTCCTTAACCCAGCGGCGACGTTTAGGCAGCTTCATGAAAGATTCCGGAGACTCTGGATCAACGGTGATGCTTACCACCGTCTTTTCCTGTGGTGTTTTTTGTTGCTGGTGGGCGTAAGGCAACGGTGCAAGATTTTTTGTGCGTTGTTTCAATATGCTGGTGGCGGTCTGCTCTCCCGGTACGATGTCGCTTTCGCGGTACACCGAGCAGATTTTTTCCGCTGGTAATCCCAGCGAACGACGCGATACAGCCTCAGGTAGTGCATCCACCACCTGATTGCAGACCGCCCACCAGGATAATTCAGCCAAAGATAATTCCCGCTCCTGCGTACCGCTTATTGCGTGACGGATGACGTCAATCACCCATGCTGTCAGATTTTGTTGAGCAAGCAGCTCCAGTGATTCCGATGTCTGGTCACGCAGTTGGTTGTCGCAGTGCCAACACAACACCATTGCGCCGGTACCATAACGGTGAATGACTGTTTCAGAGTGATGGTAATCGCCATTAGGCCACTGGCAGGATGTAACATGACGTAATAGCCAGTCAGACAATGCGCCAACACCGCCAGCAGCACGAATCACCCGTTCGTTACTAAAAAACGGCAGCAATGTTTTGTCTTCCGCCAGCGACTGGCGAACGGCAGGAACGACTCCGGATGGCAGATTACGCATGCTTTTTGGTTCCGGTTCCACCAGCACTCGAGGATTATGAAATATCTGTATGGATTCACGGCCCGGCTTAAGGACCACCAGCCCAAGCTCAGGCACCAGAACAGGTCTAAGTAATACCCGCACGTTACCTCCAGATCCGTTGCTGGAAAGTGCGGGACGCACGTGGTGGGCGTTCGGAGTAAGGCAATCTGACTGAGATTATCCAGTGACGGTAGTCGAGGCTAAGGGCTTTCTTAACCTCGTATCCGCGCCTGCGGTAACACTGAATTATCCATTCAGCCTGCTCTTCAGTGCATGGAGGGTGTTGGAACCATTCAGACTTGAATGCGTGAGAATACCGCTCGTGCGTGCAGACAAGAACGGGCGAATTATCAGAATTGTAATATTTTACGTTGCGTGCCATCGGTTTTCTCCGGTGGCACGGTGTTACTCAGCGGGAGTTCAGCCCCGCGCAAGATTGTAGATGAGTTTATTCTTCTGCAAAAGCTAAAAAGCCTGCTTTTATTCCGATCTCTTTCAGTGCCTGTAATGAAGTGACAAACTCACCTTCGCGCAAGATAAATCCGTCTGTCACTCGACCATCCACAAAATTAATTAACGCAGCCCCATTCTTTCGCAAACACATAATGCGGTAATGACTAACAAGATTTCCATTTTCAACGCACACAGCATAGAGGCCATCTTCACAAAAAATTTTACGCAATTCTTCGATGTTCATCATCAGAATCCTTCCGGATAATTAGCTCTCCCCTTTAAGGGACCATCCCTCTTATCCCTGCGCGCTACTTAAGTATTTTTGATTCTATTCCGGCACCGTCCAGAACTTCAAACGCGTTGAAAATAAAAACAAAAACCCGCCGAAGCGGGTTAAGTGCGGGTGCGTTGAGGATGCCTGCCACATCAGAGGTGGCGAGGGATTTCTCCCTCGCCGGGTTTCTTACTCCTCAGGTTCGTAAGCTGTGAAGACAGCGACCTCCGTCTGGCCGGTTCGGATTCGTACCTCGCAGAGGTCTTTCCTCGTTACCAGTGCCGTCACTATGACGGTTAAACAGATGACGATCAGGGCGATTAACATCGCCTTTTGCTGCTTCATAGCCTGCTTCTCCTTGCCTTTCGGCACGTAAGAGGCTAACCTACATATGTCTAGCATGAAATTGGCCTCAGATTAATGTTAAGCGTCTTGCAGGACGCGTAATGTTAACTGGGGCTTTTCTCTATCTGCCGTTGGTGTTCATGCCCGAGGCAGATAGCCTCAAGCACCCGCAGCCATTCTACTTAACTACCGTTACCTCGCCAATGTGAAATCAGTCAGAAAGGCGATCCATAAGAACAATAGCAAGACAATAAATCGCCATTACAGCCGTAATAGCCAGCGCACATTTGAGAACCAGCACCACAACCTCCTGTATTGGACGTACACCAGTCCTGATGAATATGAGGCTGTCTCGTCAGTGATTCAATACAACTATTGGGTATAGTTTCTCTGATTTTTTCTGTGGAAATGGGGCTCAACCACTAGTCATTTAATACGCAAAGTCCGACACAAGCTAACCTTCTAGTCCGCTTTGAGCGAGGAGCGGACATTGCTAACAGCGTTCTGTGCGAATCAAGCAGGTCAGTCAAATAATTTATCGTCTGCCTCATAAGTTTCCTGAAACGTGAGGCTATTTGCATTAGGAACTGGATCATCTGCGTGTTGAATAATGGTTTGGCTTTTTAAAATGCTTTGCTTGAAAAAGCGTTTGCAAATTATCTCACCGTTAACTGGAAGCCAATGCGTGGCCTCTGGAAATAGCGTAGAATTTATAGGGTTTTCCGCGTTTGGGTTATGAAAAATTTCAATTTCTGAAGTCCATGGCTCATAACTATAGGGTTCCCAAAGACGACGATATTGGTCACTGGCTACATCCATACTGAAGGGGATGCCACGTAAGGCTCCCGCCGAGTCATTAGCGAACTCACCAATCCTTATGTACCGGTAGCCTTTGATCAAGGCGCCGGAAGAAACAGGTACTCTGCTCAGCTTGGATAAAGTCGCAGAATTAGAAAAAATAACCGCCGAGAGAGCAATGTTATCGTGTGAATTAAACAAACCAGCACGGATTTTGGGGTCGCTTTTGAGGCAGTCGACAGTTTCTGCTACAGCCACAACCTTCCCATCTATTTCTTTTTCTCTTCCATAAAATCCATAGAGATAGGTAATTAGAGCCTCACGGCTCCACATCATTGAACCGGGAGCGTGAAAGTCCGCGATAGCAATGGCAAACGGCTTTCCTTCGACATGAGTGAGACTAGTGTAATTCTTGCGCAGTTTATTCCTTAGGGTCCGCGCATAACGTTCAGCCGCAATTCCCGATACCCTGTCTTGTCGGTTTAAAGGAAACGTCAGAGGTTCAGCCCTGGCATGGTCGTAACGGTCCGATGGATTAACTGTCACAGCTTCAATCCAGGCTTCTCCACCTGACCTGTTTATTACGTGAAAATCAGGAGAGGGGTACTCCTGAGTGACTAACAACCCCTGTTCACGGAAACTGGCCAGGAGCATGGCTTCCCAAATACGTGTATGAAAGTTATCAGTCTGGCACTCTCTTGCCCAGTGAGTATCCGGATTTGGCATTGCAAGATACAATTGATTAAGCATCCATGCGCCAGGTGCTCTACAAGGATGTCCAAGTAGTTTGAATATGTTACTTGGTTGTCTACCTTCAACATCCCAAAGCGGTGCGCGCCTGCGTGTACCCGGAGGCAAAGGGACGCGACTCGCAGATTCATCGCATGCCTCACGTATAATTGTGAAAGCCTCTTCTTCACTATATGAATCTGACTCCCAGCGTAGCACTGCCCATACATCGTCCTCACGACGCCGCATTATAAGAATGCCATGCTTTCCGCTGTGACAATTACGTGTCAGTGCACAGACTGTGACATGATCATGACTACCCCAAGCGCTAACTGGAGGATCATCCCCAAATCCCAGACCTCGGGGAAGCGATAAGGCATATACATCGAATACACAAGACGGAATGGGAGTCATCGAAAAGTCTCACTTAATGAGCCTAAAGATAGCGGCAAGCAGACCATAAAAGACCGGTCCATAAGTAGGTACCTTCTGCATTCGTTAGCGATTTTTTGACTTTGCTAGCAGTCAAACCCAACAATTAACTCTTCAGTAATCTCACTTAAGGAGACTATGCCTTTATATCCAGTTTCAACGTATGGGACCACCCTATCACTCCATGCCTCTTCTGCTTTCCATGCAGTCCAGGGGATCAATTTATCGAATTTGCTTTCATGAAGAAATAGTATTGAAATTCTATCATTAGGCACATGTTTTATAAACTGAGTTGGAAAACATTTATAGGCATGTTCTTCCCAATGCTTAGTCCCATAACATCTGTAGTCAAAAAAGGAAACACAGTTACGCCGTCTGAAAAAACCATTTGATGAGTTTCCAAATCTTGACATCTGCAATAATTCCGAGTTTGGGATCAAAGCGCCGGACTGTTTTATGAGAGACATATTATTTTCAGGCGTAACATGGAACACTCTTCCTAAAAGAGCAGGTAATATATCATTGTGAGATATGATTTTGAGTTGACTGACTTTCATATATCTTGACCATCGAAATATGGATTAGTGCAATACGTTAACATAGCATAATGTCACTAGCGTCTCCTATTGGCACAAAGCGGACAACCACGCCAGATCTACCCTGTGCCATGAAAAATGAGAATGTCAATTCACTCCTGAACTAATGCTTTTTAATCTAGTAACGTCTAAAATACCTAACATTATCCCTGATAAAATGCCAGTATGCGCTGCATAACTTCACTCATCCGGCACTCGCGACAGATTATGTTTAGGCGACTGTCGTAGCGACGTATTTCTCCATCAGGTAACGACCAGATAAGGTCCGGATCAACCACAGCTGTTTTCTTCACCTTTGCCCTCGATAGTTTTTGCGGGCGTTTTGCCAGTCCTTACGCGCCTGTTCAGACGGGAATAACCCGTAGCCGGAGTTGTATACATCGCCACTGGCTACCAGCTCTCTGGCAAGAACGCTCATCAGATATCTAGTCGCACCTGTTTTAGCTTCCAGTTGCCGTAACGTCTCACGACCACTCTGGCGCACGAGTTCCACCACCTGCCCTTTAATTTTTTCCCGCTCTTCTTGTGTAAAAACTTTTGCCACAAGTCCCCCTTAAAATTACCTCATGACCTGAAATCAAAACTTATCCTCTGAAACCAGGCGGAATTTCTGTATCCGGTTCAGAAATATGATTCACACAACGCTGTTCAGGTGAACGTCCCAGGCGGATGACCAGTTCGTCCCATTTTTCGCGGAGTTTTGACGGGCTCATGATGTTTTTTACCCAGAATGGATCCCGCTGTACCCGACCAAACATTTCGCAAATTTGTCTATGGCTTCTGCCATCCAGCATCCGCATTGTGCGCACGTCATTGGCCCAGGCTGTCCAGTTAGGCTCTTTTGGTCGCATGATCTCTCCATCGTCGCTGGCAGCCTGTTCGTAAAGGTTCACGATCCGCCCCCAAATCCACTGCGCACACGCCAAATCCTCCCTGCTACCCCACTGGCGTTTTTTCACACTAAACACAACCGCGTCGGGGTTCCGGGTTAAAAAATCCTGTTCAGTCGTCTGCGGGTCCGGTTGCGAAGCTTCCGGACGAAAAGTGTTTTTATTCTCTGTAGTAATCTCTGTTGTATTCTCTGTAAGATCATCAGGCCATTTTGACCCGATGACATTGGGTCGTTTTGAACCAATGGAGCGTTTCATTTTGACCTCTTCCATCGTGTCATTTTGACCTGATGGAGCGGCGCATTTTGAACCGATGGATTCGTTCAATTTGCCACCATCTAAAAGCTCGCTCCCATAGTTGATCGTGTAGAAATTGGTCATATCGCGCTTTGATTTATTGAGCTTTTCACAACGCAAAAGCCCCAGCGTTTTCAGACTTGCAAACGCGCGCTTTAACGTTGACTCTGACCAGAATGGGAACTGTTCCAGCCATTGTTCCGTTGTGTTATAAATCCAGCGAACACCATCACATTCCATACCGGAGTTGGTATCTCTCAACCAGTAGTGCAGTTGTTGCAAAACAATGGCTTCGTTTAAGCCGATTTTCATTGCCAGCTGCGTGTTTATAACCAGTGGGCGTTCAGCAAAAAGAAGACTCATAATTCCATCCAGCTTTTTGTTGGTATTGCTGTCGATACGCAAGCTTGAAAGCAATTGCTTTTTCTATAAGTTCGTCAGTTTCACGATCTACAACGGCAGGATCTGCAAAAAGCAGTCCGGACTCCACCACATCGCCATATTCTTTATTTAACCCAGCGATCATGTACGTAATGCTCTTTCCGTCACTAATTTCACGATACAACCTGAAATCACTAATCCGGATAGCCTCCATAATTGCAGGCACTAGCGCTGTGAACTTTTCACGCTTATCCCTGGTGTCGATAGCCTTCCAGCGTTCAAATATCTTCACTCGATTAACGCTAAGCGCTCGCTGATCAACCGCGCCACCTTCATATGTGACACGCTGAACATCGATGTTCGGGCGCTCTTTCAAAGCCCAGAATGCTTCAGTGATTAATATCGTCGCCTGCTCCTGTGTCATTCCTGGTCGACATATCCAGGCATCCAGAGCCTCACGAGCCTGTTCAGGAGTGATTTTCATTGTTCAACCGCCCCGCCCGCTTCGTCTTACGATATTCGTCATAAACTTTGGGATCATACTGAAGCTCCCCGCCAGATGCCTCCTGTAGACGCATCGCGCGACCTTCGGGAACTAAATCCCCTTTCCAGCTATAAAGCGAAGCCAAACGAATACCTGCTGCTTGTGCAAGTTTTGTTTTTGAACCGAAATACAAAAGAGCGTCAGTTTTAAGCATTTAAAACACCTTAGATGTTAGTCATGACTAACAAAATAGATGTTAACAAAAACATAGTCAATACGATTTAGCATTAGCTAACTATGGATACAAAAAATTTAACCATCGGCGAACGCATTAGGTATCGTCGGAAAAACCTCAAACACACCCAAAGGTCTCTTGCTAAAGCCCTGAAAATCTCCCATGTGTCTGTATCACAATGGGAACGGGATGATAGTGAACCTACAGGGAAGAACCTTTTTGCCCTCAGCAAAGTATTGCAATGCTCACCAACATGGATTCTATTTGGCGATGAAGACAAGCAACCAACACCACCTGTTGAGAAGCCGGTTGCCTTAGCCCCCAAAGAACTAGAGCTCCTTGAGCTGTTTAATGCACTGCCAGAATCAGAACAGGATACCCAGCTCGCCGAAATGCGAGCTCGAGTAAAAAATTTCAATAAACTCTTTGAAGAATTACTAAAAGCCCGTCAGCGGACAAATAAAAGATAACATCATCAATGAGTTATCTTTTATTATATCAATTATGTTAGCCATAACATACAAAATCACTTGACCAATATGTTAGTCATGGCTAATCTTGTTTACATCAACACACCGCACGGTGTTCTCAGCAAACAGTTCCGCCACCCCGGCGTTAAGGGGAAATGAGGTCAGCATGGATACTATCGATCTTGGCAACAGCGAATCTCTGGTATGTGGCGTGTTCCCCAACCAGGACGGCACGTTCACCGCGATGACGTATACCAAAAGCAAAACGTTTAAAACCGAAAATGGTGCCCGTCGCTGGCTGGAAAGAAACTCAGGTGAGTGATATGGATTTCGACACAATCATGGAAAAGGCTTACGAAGAATACTTCGAAGGCCTTGCCGAAGGCGAAGAAGCTCTCAGCTTCAGTGAGTTTAAACAGGCACTCAGAATAAGAATGTGCTCTCACAATGACGCGGAGCACAAATATGAGAAGCAAAATCAGACCGCAGAAAATTTTGTTCTGGAACCCGGAGAAACGCTTTTCAAAATTCCCGTTACGTGCCCCATTTGCGGTTTTACATCAGAAGAACTTGACGACTCCTGTAACAATCAGGAAACAACCAAGTATGTCGAAGATGATACCGAGTGCGCACGAAGAACGATTATATCCACGAGTCCAAACTCCAGGACCAATAAATCTCACCTTGAGAGGGTGATTAATCCACTCCCCCAAACCAATAAAAAAGATGCCGGAGGACAAAAAACCCAATGGAACAACGGGATATCTGTCAAAAAAAGACGTTCCATTAAAGACAAACAACGCAGCGCCAACAACTGTAAGCGCTTTATACCAGTAATCAATTTTCATGTTCTTAAGCGGATTTATTGGTGGTTGCGACATTGCTTAATGAATCCTTAAAACTGTGGTGATTTTAAGGATACCACCTCGCCTGACGTGGTTAAAAGCAGGCACACAACACGAAAGCGCACGGCGAAGTTCGTCTCACTGTACGGTGTCGTTAAATTTAATTCGACCGTGCGCTTCCGGTTGTGGCAACCCGCGAAATGGCGCGGCGGTAAGTATGGCGGGGTTATTCCTTCCCCGTTGAGGACACCGAGTTGTCAGGTTGACCATACGCTTAAGTGACAACCCCGCTGCAACGCCCTCTGTTATCAATTTTCTGGTGACGTTTGGCAGTATCAGTTTTACTCCGTGACTGCTCTACCGCCGTTTTTAAAGTGAATTTTGTGATGCGGTGAATGCGGCTAAGCGCACGCGGAACAGTTAAAACCAAAAACAGTGTTATGGGTGGATTCTCTGTATCCGGCGTTAATTGTTAACTGGTTAACGTCACCTGGAGGCACCAGGCACTGCATCACAAAATTCATTGTTGAGGACGCGATAATGAAAACGTTATTACCAAACGTTAATACGTCTGAAGGTTGTTTTGAAATTGGTGTCACTATCAGTAACCCTGTATTTACTGAAGATGCCATTAACAAGAGAAAACAAGAACGGGAGCTATTAAATAAAATATGCATTGTTTCAATGCTGGCTCGTTTACGTCTGATGCCAAAAGGATGTGCACAATGAATTCAGCATTTGCGCTTGTTCTGACAGTTTTTCTTGTTTCCGGAGAGCCAGTTGATATTGCAGTCAGTGTTCACAGGACAATGCAGGAGTGTATGACTGCAGCAACCGAACAGAAAATTCCCGGTAACTGTTACCCGGTCGATAAAGTTATTCACCAGGATAATATCGAAATCCCGGCAGGTCTTTAAAACAGTTCCGTAATAAATATCCGGTTTCATTCTTATATGCCAGCAATGGCAGGGATTTGTTCATCCTTAAATCTGTCATGAGGTTAAAACAAAATGAGTAAAGTCTTTATTTGCGCCGCTATTCCTGACGAACTGGCAACAAGGGAAGAAGGCGCTGTGGCTGTGGCTGTAGCCACAGCCATTGAAGCTGGCGACGAACGCCGTGCTCGAGCAAAATTTCACTGGCAGTTCCTGGAACATTATCCGGCTGCTCAGGACTGCGCTTATAAATTTATTGTCTGCGAGGATAAACCTGGCATACCCCGCCCTGCCCTCGATTCATGGGATGCTGAATATATGCAGGAAAACCGCTGGGATGAGGAGTCTGCTTCTTTTGTCCCGGTTGAGACTGAATCCGATCCGATGAACGTCACTTTTGACAAGCTGGCCCCTGAAGTACAGAACGCTGTCATGGTTAAGTTCGACACATGTGAAAACATCACCGTTGATATGGTTATTAGCGCACAGGAATTGTTGCAGGAAGACATGGCAACATTCGACGGACATATCGTTGAAGCGTTGATGAAAATGCCAGAAGTTAACGCCATGTATCCGGAGCTTAAGTTGCACGCCATTGGGTGGGTTAAGCATAAATGTATTCCTGGTGCTAAATGGCCCGAAATTCAGGCAGAGATGCGCATCTGGAAAAAACGTCGCGAAGGTGAACGCAAGGAAACCGGAAAATACACGTCTGTTGTTGATCTCGCCCGCGCCAAAGCCAATCAACAGTACACTGAAAATTCAACAGGAAAAATCAGCCCGGTCATTGCTGCCATTCATCGCGAATACAAGCAGACATGGAAAACACTGGATGACGAACTGGCCTACGCTCTCTGGCCTGGTGATGTGGATGCCGGAAACATTGACGGCAGCATCCATCGCTGGGCAAAAAAAGAAGTTATCGACAACGACCGCGAAGACTGGAAGCGTATCTCGGCATCAATGCGCAAACAGCCTGATGCCCTTCGCTACGACCGCCAAACTATTTTTGGCCTTGTCCGTGAGCGTCCGATCGACATTCACAAAGATCCCGTAGCACTGAACAAATATATCTGCGAATACCTGACGACAAAGGGCGTTTTGAGAATGAAGAAACAGACCCGGGCACTGTTGATGTTCTCCAGTCATCAGAAACACAAACTGATGCAGTGGAAACCGAGGTATCTGATATCCCAAAAAATGAAACCGCGCCGGAAGCTGAACCATCTGTAGAGCGTGAGGGGCCGTTCTATTTCCTCTTCGCAGATAAGGACGGAGAAAAATACGGTCGCGCAAACAAACTTTCTGGTCTGGATAAGGCACTGGCTGCTGGCGCCACTGAAATCACAAAAGAAGAATATTTTGCCCGAAAAAATGGCACATACACGGGCTTACCGCAAAATGTAGATACCGCTGAAGATTCAGAACAACCAGAGCCGATAAAAGTTACCGCTGACGAAGTAAACAAAATTATGCAGGCAGCCAATATCAGCCAGCCTGACGCCGATAAGTTGCTTGCTGCATCACGTGGTGAATTTGTTGAAGGGATTAGTGACCCGAATGATCCGAAATGGGTTAAGGGGATCCAGACCCGCGATTCTGTGAACCAGAACCAGCATGAATCGGAACGGAACTACCAAAAAGCGGAACAAAACAGCCCAAATGCGTTACAAAACGAGCCAGAAACGAAACAGCCTGAACCAGTGGCGCAACAGGAAGTGGAAAAAGTCTGCACCGCCTGCGGTCAGACCGGCGGCGGCAACTGCCCTGATTGTGGCGCGGTGATGGGCGACGCAACATACCAGGAAACATTCGATGAAGAGTATCAGGTTGAAGTTCAGGAAGATGATCCGGAGGAAATGGAAGGCGCTGAACATCCACACAAGGAGAACACTGGCGGCAATCAGCATCACGATAGCGATAATGAAACTGGCGAGACGGCAGATCGCTCAATTAAGGTGAACGGTCATCACGAAATCACATCCACCAGCAGGACGTGTGACCATCTAATGATCGACCTTGAAACCATGGGAAAAAATCCTGATGCCCCGATCATCTCAATAGGTGCAATATTTTTCGATCCGCAAACCGGAGATATGGGACCGGAATTTAGTAAGACTATCGATCTGGAAACTGCTGGCGGAGTCATTGATCGGGACACCATTAAATGGTGGCTTAAGCAATCACGCGAAGCGCAATCTGCCATTATGACCGATGAAATCCCGTTAGATGATGCACTGTTACAATTGCGGGAATTTATCGACGAAAACTCCGGTGAATTTTTTGTTCAGGTCTGGGGAAATGGAGCCAACTTCGACAACACGATTTTGCGCCGTTCATACGAGCGGCAGGGGATCCCCTGCCCGTGGCGTTACTACAACGATCGCGATGTACGCACAATCGTTGAGCTGGGGAAAGCCATAGACTTCGATGCCAGAACGGCTATTCCATTCGAAGGTGAGCGCCATAATGCACTTGATGACGCCCGTTACCAGGCAAAATACGTTTCAGTTATCTGGCAAAAACTGATCCCGAGTCAGGCTGATTCTTAATGTTCAACTGTCGCCGGTTGTGACTGGTATTCTGCAACCGGCGCTCGTCTGATGTAAGAGATAAAGAAATCGATGAGCGAAGTAATCATGATTGTCTCTCCCGGCAAATGGGTATCCGAAGAGCAGTTAATTGCGCTGAAAGGAATAAAAAAAGGTACGTTAAAAAAGGCCCGGGAAAAATCGTTTATGGAAGGAAGGGAATATAAGCATGTCGCTCATGACGGTATGCCATGGGATAACAGTCCATGCTTTTACAACCTGGAAGAAATTGATCGCTGGATTGAGCGCCAGGCATCAGCGAGACCAAGACGTCATCTTACTTGACTAAAAGCCACACTAACTAATGAGAGAAGTTGAAATGAAATATCCGACAGGCGTGGAAAACCATGGAGGGAAATTACGTATCTGGTTTGTTTATAAAGGCGTAAGAGTCAGGGAAAATCTGGGGGTTCCTGACACAGCAAAAAACAGGCGCGTTGCAGGTGAACTACGCTCCTCTGTTTGTTACGCAATAAAAACTGGTGTTTTCGACTATGCAAAACAGTTTCCCTCCTCACGCAATCTGGAAAAATTTGGTGAGGCCCGACAAGATTTAACCATAAAAGAACTGGCTGAAAAATTTCTGGCACTGAAAGAAACTGAAGTCGCCAAAACATCACTCAACACATACCGTGCCGTCATCAAAAATATCCTGAGCATAATCGGTGAAAAAAATCTTGCCTCATCGATTAATAAAGAAAAATTACTGGAGGCTCGTAAAGAGTTACTGACTGGATACCAGATCCCCAAAAGTAACTATATTGTTACACAACCAGGGAGATCGGCTGTAACTGTAAATAATTACATGACAAATCTTAACGCCGTGTTCCAGTTTGGTGTTGATAACGGTTACCTGGCAGATAATCCGTTTAAGGGGATCTCGCCATTAAAGGAATCAAGAACCATTCCGGATCCTCTTTCGCGGGAAGAATTTATCCGTCTTATCGATGCGTGCAGAAATCAGCAAGCAAAAAATTTATGGTGTGTTTCTGTTTATACTGGCGTTCGCCCTGGTGAGCTGTGTGCACTTGGATGGGAGGACATAGATCTGAAAAATGGAACAATGATGATCAGGAGAAATTTAGCAAAAGACCGTTTCACGGTACCAAAAACACAGGCGGGAACCAATCGGGTCATTCATCTTATTAAGCCAGCAATCGACGCTCTCCGGAGTCAGATGACATTAACGAGACTGAGCAAAGAGCATATCATTGATGTTCACCTCAGAGAGTATGGCAGAACAGAAAAACAAAAATGCACCTTTGTTTTTCAACCTGAAGTGTCAGCGAGAGTAAAAAATTATGGTGACCATTTTACCGTTGACTCAATAAGGCAGATGTGGGACGCAGCGATAAAACGTGCCGGACTCCGCCATCGAAAATCATATCAGTCGAGACATACTTATGCCTGCTGGTCGCTGACAGCTGGTGCTAACCCGGCATTTATAGCAAACCAGATGGGCCATGCAGATGCGCAAATGGTATTTCAGGTATACGGAAAATGGATGTCTGAAAACAATAATGCACAGGTAGCTTTGTTAAATACACAGTTAAGCGAGTTTGCCCCAACCATGCCCCATAACGAAGCAATGAAAAATTAA